CTTACGGGCAAACAGTACTACCCGATGGTCGAGACATGAGCCGCCGCCGCGCCGCAGCCGAGTTCGTTGCTGCCGGTCTGCTCTGTCTCGTCGTTCTTTCTTGGCAATGGGTGCTTTCATGAACTCTGCAACGGCCGCGATCTCACATACACCGCCGGCGCCGATCGCAAACAAGCGGCTGGGTGATCTTGGACCAAAGCAAAAGGCTTGGTGCGACGAGCATCTGCCGAACTTTCACATCTATCGGCAAGGTGCTGATTCGGTAATCGCTGAGACTGAGGCCAGCCGAAGGTCTGCCGGTGTCTGAGCTCATCACGCCGGGTCAGCCGATAGCCGGCTTCTACAAATCGAAGCTGGTCCGTGGTGGACCCTGGGTAGCGGTTCGCATCTGGTTCGGGCCACCAGCCGATCCCATCACCGGTGAGGAACTCGACCGCAGTCATCGCTGGCAAGCCGAGATAGACGGCAAGCTCGCCAGACAAGTTTGGGATGCGTGGCCCTACTGCGCCGGCCAGCCGATTGATGAGGCCGAATATCGCTACCTCACCGCCATGAAGCGTCACGCGGTGACTTACGAACCAGAAATGCCCGAAGCGTCGCCTCGGCGGCCCGTCGATTTCAACAAGCTCAAATTCGATTTTTAACGGAGGAACACCAAATGGAAGACTTCAGCACCCCAGGGATCGGGCACAACTCGATGAGTCCCGAAGAGATCGTCCGCGAAGGCATCTTTGAGCGCCACGGCCACTTGAAGCCGCGCACCGACGAACTGCTTTCCGCGATCGAGCGCGTGCCCGAACCGATCCCCGAGGAAATGGCACCCAAGGTTACCGACTTCATCAAGTCGATCACTGCGCACGTCAAGGCGATCAACGGCGCCCGCATTGCGGAAAAAGAACCGCATCTGGCGGCGTCCCGGGCAGTGGACGGCATCTTCAAGACAATGTCGGAACCGCTCGAGGCGGGTAAGTCCAAGATCGAGGTGCGCCTCGGCGTCGTGCTCCGCGCCAAGGAAGCTAGGTTACGGAAGGAAGCCGAGGAGAAGGCCCGTATCGAGCGCGAAGAGGCTGAGCGGGTGCGCCGTGAGGCCGAAGAAGCAGCCCGTCTGCAGCGTGAGGAAGCCGAGCGCCTTCGTAAGGAAGCCGAAGCAGCAGCCCGGCTGCAGCGCGAAGAGTCCGAGCGGATTCGCCGGGAGTTCGAAGAATCAGAGCGTAAACAGGCCGAGGAAGCGGCCCGCATCAAGGCTGAGATCGAGGCCGCCGAAAAGCGCCGCGAGGAAGCCGAAGTCGCCGCCGCTGAGAGCCGCAAGACGCGCGACAAAGCATTGCGCGAGGCCCGCGAGGCCGAAGCCAAGGCCAAAGCTGATGCAATTGAAGCTGAGCGGCTGCTCGAGGAGAACCGAAAGGCCGCCGAGCGCGCAGCCGCTCTTGCTGAGCGCGAGCGCGCAAAACAACTGGCCGAAGCAGAGCGGGAAGCAAAGGCCGCCGAACGGTCGGCAGACAAGCTGGACCGTGAGGCTGACAAAGCCGTGAAGAAAGAAGACGCAGCCGTTGCCCGCGAGCAGCGTGTCGAGAACACAAAAGCGGCCGATTTCTCCCGCACGCGCGGCGATTACGGCGCCGTCGGCTCTCTTCGCGAACGCTGGGTTTACGCCAATCTCGATCGCGAGAAGCTGGATATCGAGAAGCTGCGTCATTTCATCCCGATCGACGGACTTGAACGGGCTGTTCGCGGCTTCATCGACTCCGGCGGTCGCAAGTGCGATGGCGTTGACATTTTTGAAGACACAGCAGCGAGGGTCTCATAATGGGCGCCGCAACCAAGACCGCCGAGAAGCCGGCCGTCGACAATAACAATCCACTGGCGAAATTCGATGCGCCAGTCTTGAAGGCGATGGAATCGCGAGACCTGACCGAGGCGGCAAGCGGCTTCCTGCCGGCTACCATGGGCGAAGCGATGGAGCTGGCTAAACTGATGGCGTCCAGCAACTTCGTCCCGCCACATCTTCGCGGCCGGGCCGGCGACTGCCTGGCGGTGGTGATGCAGGCCACCCGCTGGTCGATGGACCCGTTCGCTGTCGCCAACAAGACGTTCTTCGTTAATGACCGGATGGCTTATGAGGCGCAACTGGTGATCGCCGTCATCAACACCAGGGCGCCACTCAGGGGGCGCCTTGATTTCAGTTATAAGGGCGATGGCAACAGTCTGGTCTGCACCGTCTCAGGCACATTGCGCGGAGACGATCGGCCAAAGATCGTCGAGCAGGAAATCTCGACGATCACGACCCGCAACAGCCCACTGTGGAAGCAGGCGCCGCGTCAGCAGCTGGGATACTTCACCGCGCGTCTCTGGGCCCGCCTGCACTGCCCGGAAGTCCTGCTTGGCGTCTATACCGTTGATGAATTGCAGGATGGCGGTCAGCTGGAGCCGGGCCAGGACGGCACCTATCGGCCAACGCCGGCACGGCCACAGCGCGGTGATTACAAGCCATCGGCACTTACTGCTGAGCTTGCCGACGAGCCAGAAGTAGAGCAGCAAGCCGAACCTGAAGCCGAAGTCGAGGAATGGCTGCTCGCCAACTCTTGGGGCGAGGTCCAGACCTTCAGCAACGAGACGGATTTCGCGATTGAGCTCGGCAAGTGCTTCGAGGCTGTCACGGATCGCAAGGCGGTCACCACTCTGGAAGCCAATAACCGCGAGATGATCGCCAAGCTGTCGCCGGAGCTGCGCGGCGGTGTGGTTGACACAATCGACGAGGCGCTGAAGCGCGTCGACCTCGCCGCCATGGGTAAGAAGCCCGGCAAGCTGGTCTGACCGCCCTAGCCCCCAATCTCAACCCCTGAGGAACACAATCAATGTCACTCGCTCAAATGAAACAGATCACCGCTCAAGCCGAAGAATTCAAACGCCAGGCGGAGCAGTTCGCGGCGATGGGTCGCCAGTTGACGGTCGCCCGCGACTTGCTGGTCGGCAGCATCCGGGATTTCGGGCTGCTGAAGGATGTCGTGGAAGGCATGGTCGCGACGATCCGGTTTACCGTGACGATGCCGGAGCCCGATCTGGCTGATGCCGGCAGCGCTCAGCCGGATGCCAATGATGGCCGGGCGTTCGCCGATCCGAGCAAGGCAGCCTAGTCGATGCGGATATTTCTCGCATGGGCCAGGGCAATGGCGCAGATCAGCATTCTGCGCCGCTCAATGATCCGCGCGCTGATAGCGCTCGACAACGATTGCCCGGATCTGGCGGCGAAGATCCTGCAGAAGGCGGTGCGGTGATGAAAGCGTTTCAAGAACTATCGACGTTCTGGATCATCGGCCTGGGCCATGGCGATACTTTTCAATTCAGTTGGGCGCCGTACCAGCACCAGCTAGGCGATTCCACGCGGGTCGGCTAGTCGTGACATGGAGGCATCTCTTGGCTGATATCCCGATCCTTTTCTCTGCCCCAATGATCCGCGCTTTGCTGGACGGGCGCAAGACCATGACGCGGCGGCTGGCTTGGAAGACTATTGAACGCGGGCCAAAGGTGAATGGCCTGCAGGCGATCGTCAGCAAGGCGTCGACCTGGCAAAAAGTCAAGCCTGGGGATCGGCTCTGGGTGCGCGAAAGCTGGTGCCGATTTCCCAATGATGCGCCGGACGGCCAGGGGGAACAGGTCTATTACCTGGCAGATCAGACCGCCCTGCCTGAAGTCGAACGCATCAGGGCGGCCAATAAAGTTCGCGGGCGGCCATCTATCCATATGCCCCGCAAATTTTCGCGCATCACTTTGGATGTGTCCGCCACCAAGATCGAGCGGCTGCAGGTTATTGCCTGGGCCGATGCTATCAATGAAGGATGTTGGGGAAAACTCGGGCCTAACCCCGACTTCCCGAATGAGTGGGATCCGTCACCGCCAGAAGAGTTTCGCGACCTATGGCGGTCACTGCACGGCGCTGACTCCTGGGACGCAAATCCTGAGGTCGTGGCGATCAGTTTCAAAGTCCACCATTGCAACGTCGATCAGATGAAGGACGCTGCCTGATGCCGATCCGCCCTGAGAATCGCGCGCGGTATCCAAAGAACTGGAAAGCGATCAGCCAGCGGATTCGCTTCGAGCGTGCCGGCGGTCGTTGTGAGCAGTTGATCAATGGCGAGCGCTGCAAGGCCGCGCATGGCAGGCCACATCCGCAGACCGGCAAAACAGTCGTATTGATCGGGGCCCCCCCTCCTGGATCACACGCCGGCACCACAAACGCAAAAAGACCGGCCCCACCCCGAAGGATGAGGCCGGCTTTCTTTAAGCGATGCCGTGATTCCGGTATCGGGCAGTCAGGAAGCTGAGGAGATCAGCTCGTCAGTTAGGCGCTCGGCTGGGCCGGCGCCGGTTCAGACGCGGCATCGGCAGCAGCCATGCTGTCAGACACTGCGTTGATTCGGGCGGTCAGTGCGTCGATCGCCGCCGTGTCGTTGCTGCTGTTGGCAGTCGCCAATTCATCGGCAATCTTCTTCAGCTCGGCGCTGTTGGCGGTGTTCTGGTCTTCCAGGCGCGAGACGGCGGCGGTCAGGTCATCAACGGATTTGGACATCTTCTTTACCTCTTGGGTCTGTTGAGCGATCGCAGCGAGAATGGCAGCCGTGTCGCGATCGGTGCACGGCTGGGGTTGGGGTTGCGGGATAGGTTTGGGTTTGCACTTGCAGAAGGGCCACCAGCTCATTGGGAGCCTTTCAGCCAGGGCACCAGCTCGGTGGGCGGCCCGTTGGAGATCGCCGGGCAGTCGTGCTCGCAGATGCAGACATACTTGCCGTTGTTGGCGTCGATCTGCCGGCGCGTCTCGGACGTGTCGTGATTGCTGGCGGTGATCGGCGAATAGACCGAGCAGAAGGTGTCAGTCGGGGCGGGTGAAACGGTCGTGCACGCGCTCAGCCCAAGCAGGATCAGCAGTGGTCGACTGCATCGCCACCTCAACGCGCTTCGCATCTTGGATATCCTTCAGTGATTGGTTCTGGCCAGCGACCGTGGCCGCATCGGCGCCGGCTTGGCGCTCGTTGGCGTCGTGGCTGGCGTCCTGGCCTTTCTGGATGATGCCGAGGAACTGCCCCAGCACCACCAGGCCCGCCTTGATCAGGCCCAGCATCTCAGCCGCCCAAGGCTTTATCGGCCTCGGCAACGGCGTCGTGCCGGGTCGCCTGGAGTGCCTGCAGTTCGGCAAGCGTGATCGAGCCATTGGCCTTGACCGTGTTGACGATGGCGATGATCGAGGGCGCGACAGCTGCCACCGCCGTCAAGGCATGCACGATGTCGTCGATGGTCTTTTCGGTGGTGTTATTGGACATTGGTCGGTGCTCCTGCACTGAGGGTGGGGTCGGCCGTGCCGGTCTGCTGATCGACGCCAGCAGCTGACTTGTTGGCGTTGTCGATCTGGGCCTGCGCCTGCGGATACAGGCCGGCCGCGATATAGGCTTCAGCCGCGTCGAGAGCCTTGCTGGCGCTGTCCAGGGCAAGCTTTGCGGCATTGGCAGTGCTGCTGCCGGGCTTGATGGCACCAAGGTTGACAGCGGCGGTCAGACCCTTGGCGGCGATCGTCAGCGATGCCTCAGCGCTTGCGGCTGCCTTCGTGACGGTTTCCTGGGTGCTGGGTGCAGTAGCGCTCGGCGTGTTGCAGGCCGCGACAGCCAGAGAGATGCCGAGCACCAGCGCACCGGCCAGTTTTGAGAACCTACCCATTCGTTTGATCTCCATTGAGAGCGGCAGCGACGCCCGCGCGACCTCGGGTGAAAAAGATGACGACGCCGGCCACGACCAGGGAGACGATGGTGGCGAGCGAGCTTTCCGCTTTGGCGTCGGGGATGCCGCCGGTCACCGCCCAATGGACGAGCGGTTGCACCAACTCATTGCCGGCATAGCCAGCGCCGGCCAAGCCGGCGAGATGCGCGGAGCCAAAGCGAAAACCAGGAATCGTCGCGGGCGCCTGAACGACAGGCACGGCAACAGGTGCGGCCACCGGGGCGACGGCCGGAGTTTCGTCAGCCATGATTGGCTCCTCAGTTGATGTTATTGAAGAACAGGTGGTGGCCGATGCTGATGGCCGGCGTCTTTCCGACAGCCCAGCCGGGCGGCTCGCTGCCGGCGGCGTAATAGTGGGTGCTGCCCTTGGTGATATCCGGCCCAAGTGCCGCCGATCGAGCAGCCTTGACGCAGATCGCCATCACCGGATCAGTCAGCCTGACAACCAGCAGCTTGGCGCGATTTGGATCGCCGGCGTTCCAGCAGCTGAACTGCCACGGCGCCTGGCAGGCGCTCGCCAGCGTGCCATTGCCATAAAGCGGATGCGGCCGGCCCTTCCGCGCCATGTAGCTGGCAGCCAGACGGGCACGGTTTGCAATGACGCAGCCAACCGCGATCTTTCCAGGATACAGCTCTCCCCTCGCCTCGCCGTAGATCGTGCGGGCCAGTGTTTCGGCGTCATCCATGTCAGGGCCTCAGGGTCATGTGAGACACGGCCCAGTCGGCCAGCGACGCCAGGGCAGCGCCAATGGACGCCACCGCCAGAAGAACCTTCCAGCCACCCTTTGCCTGACTGAGCTGGTCGGTCAGCTCTTTGATGGCCGCGCGCAATTCCCGCATGTCGGTGTTGGTGTTTTCCATGGTCTTTTCGAGTTGCGCCACGGTGGCCTTCAACTCACCGAACTGCTGCGGATCAATTTCAGGCATTACCATCCCCTTATGGCCAGCTGATCTGCGACAGGATGAGCTTGGCGTCATCCTCATCGTTGATGGTGGTGCTGATGGCGTTCTTGGCGGTCAGGCGCGCCTTCTCGATCGCAGCACCGATCTGCTGCCAGGAGGCATAGCGGGCCAGGATCACGGTTGCGACGCCGGGCGCATCGGCTGCCGTGATGCCGACCTCGCCGAAGATCAACGGGCAATCCGTCTCTGTCAGGGCGGGATTGGCCTGCAGCATCTCAGCCTGCCTGACCTTTTCCTGATAGGTCATCTCCTGGCCGGGGATGTCCGTGATGTACTTCGTCCGCGCATTGCCGGCGGCCACGTCGATGCGGGTCGAATAGACCTGCCGCAGCTCATCAAGATCAAGCTGCCAGTCGCCATTGACCCAGTGATGGAAGTAGCTCGGTCGCTCCGGGACTTCGGTGTCGCCAGGAAGCGCCTCGCCGATGTGATAGACGCCGCTGTCTGAGATGAAGCTGCCCATGGGTCACCAGCCGCGATCGGCGATGAAATAATAGCTCCAGTTGGCGTTCGTCATTGTCGATGTGGTGCCGGAACTGATGCTGACGGCCATCCAAGACGTGCTGCTACCTGTATGGATGTAGGCAGAATTTCTGCCACCCAGAATCGGTGTGATCGGCGTATAGCCGCCACCTGCAGTTGTTGCGAGAGGAAGAGTATCGCCTACAAAATATCCGAGGTCAGTTGTCGTGCATTTCGCATAGACCCAGGATGTGCGCGGATTGACACCGAGATTATGGAAGAACTGGACTGTCGTATTCGTCGTTGGGAGTGTCGCGGTCAGAGCGCTTTGATACCGCCCCTGCAGCGCATACCAAGTGATCGCCGTCGTGACACCGCCGGCTACGGTCACCTCGCCAACAAAGACACGATAGGTTTGAGATGCGGTCGAGCCATTGCCGACCTGCATTTGCATCGCTTGGATATTGAAGGTGTATTGCGCATTGGTGGTTGAGAACGAACCGCCCCACTGATAGTTGGGCGCAAGCGCGGTGCTGCCGGTCGTGCAGGTCGCGGCTGACACATCCAGATAGAGATACATCGTGCCGTTGGTCGAAAGTCCGGTCCAACTCGGATTGACGATCGAGCAGAGCTTGTCGACCTGGCCGGTCGAGGCAAAGCCGTTGGCTGCGGTGGCGATCAGGGTGCCGGCGGCTGTGACAGTGGTCGAGCCGGTCGAGCCGCCGAAATTCGGCAGGCCATTGCTATCGACGGGACCGGAGAGCACCGTCTGGCGAACGGGAACCGGCGTGACCGTGGCGGCAGAGGCAACCGTTGGGCTGGTCAGCTGGAACTGTGTCCCGTCATAGACAACCGAGACAGCCTGGCCGCTGTTGATGTCGCCGCTCGCAAGCGCCGTGGTGCCTTGCTTGGTGATCGCGATGGCGCCAAGCGAGTTGATGTTGAGCGTCGCGGCGCCGGTATTGGCGAAGTTCGTGATGAAGGTATAGGTCTGACCGGTGACCAGGGCGGTCGGTGCCGGCGAATATGTGAGCACATAAGCGTTGGCAGACCCGGTCGCCGTCGGCGCCGTCTCCTTGACCGAACCCGAGTAACTGACCCAGCTGCCGCCCGCGAAGCTGCCAACCGTCAGCCAGGACGAGCTGACATAGATCTTCAGCAGGTTGTTGGTCGTGTCTGCCCAGAACTGATATTGGGTCGGACTGGACGGTGCCGAGGCGCCGCTGAAATGCGAGAGGATGGTGTCCATCCCGCCGTTCAGCGTGTTGACCATCGTCAGGCCGCTGAGCGTGCCGGTGTTCGGCAACACGGTGGCATTCTGCGATGCCTCGATCGCCGGCACATTGACGACGCCGAACATTGCGATGAAGGCAATCGCCCGCATCGCCCGAGCCAGCAGGCATCGGCCGTTGAAGAGTTTCTGCATTTCAATAACCCTGGGCTATGAAGTTGATGGTTCGGACGACGTAAGAGCCGGCATTCTTGACCGCGTAACTGAAACCGGTGAGTGACATGCTGGACAGCACGACATCATCACCCTGCTGCGCGTTCTGAATGGTGATCTGTGGCAGCGGATAGGCATTGCCATTGGCGCCGCCATTGAATGGCGACGTATAGGTGAAGCCGAGCGGCGCAGATGCCGACGTGGTCAAAGTCCCTGTATCGATCCGATCCGGCACGTCGACCTTGTAGGTCCAGGCATTCAGGATGGCCGTGACATCCGGCCGGCTCGATGCCAGAACCATTTGGAATTTGATGGCCATGAACGTGTAGACGCCGGGGCTGAAGTTCTGCCAGGCGCCGAACGTCACGCCATCCTGGCTCAGCGCCACCTGGACCTGCGCCCCGATCAACGCGTTGAACTGGCTTCCCAGGATGTCCTGCTGCGACAGGATGTCGGTCACACTCAGCACGTTGTCATGGATCGACTGACCGAACACGTTCCAATCTGTCGTGACGGCGCAGCTTGCCACCTGTGTCAGGGTGATGGTGTGCCCGACCGGGGCGGTATAGGTGCCGGACGACGCCACGTTGCCGCCGAACAGGATGTCGGTGTCCGTCAGGACATTGACGTCGGCCAGGATGTTGTTATTGCCCCCCAGCATGATCGTGTTGTTGATCAGGTAGGCGCCGCCACTGACCGTGCCGCCCCAGCTGGTCACAGCTTCATCCCAAGTTGCAATGACGTTCTTGACCAGCTGGCCGCCCGCTATGACGATCGAGGGCGGGTTGCCTGAGTAAACATCTAGGCCGCCATCGGTCTTGTAGTGTGCGCTGATCCAATAGGTGCCAGCACCCACCGCCGGATAGAACAGGTTCGGCGTCCGCGCGATGATGACTGAGTTCGCAAAGGACGGCCCTTTGCGGATCTCGTAATCGATCGGCGTCCGGATATCCGTGATGCCGGTCCAGCGGATCTGCAGGATGCCCGAGACATAGTTCGTGGTGACCTGAGTTGGGTTGTTCAAGGCGCCCAGCAGCGCGGATCCGCCGATCACATAACTGTATGCCGGTACCGTCGAGATGTCCTGATAGCCGCCGTTCGTCGCGTTGAAGCCAACGAATTTCAGATAGATGGTCTGGCCGATCCTGGACTGATCGACCGGGATATGGGCAACCGCGTCATCCAGCCGGATGAAGTTGCCACCCATCGGGTGAGCCGCCACCGTGCTGCCCTCGGCACCGCGCACCAGATAGGTCAGATTGTACTTGTTGGTGCCGGTCAGAGTCGCATTGGCATAGGCCACATACTCGCCATCGACGTAGCAGATCGTGTTCAGGCTATTGGCATCGGCGATCGTGCCGCCCGTCAGCTGGCCGCCGCTGATCGAGAGGTCAACCGCCAGCGTGCTGGTCTGGTCAGGTGACGCAACGAGCGGCAGTGCTGCCGTCAGGACGCCGTGCCGAGCTGAACCGAGCAGCCGTGTCACATAGGCATAGCTTGACCCGTCGTTGCTGGCCCAGACATCACAGCCGCCCCAGTTGCCGGTCCCACTCACCGCCGCCCAGACCTCAAGGCCACCGCTATCGGTCAGCGGCAAGGGCGGCTCAAAGATGACGGGCGTGTTGGAGAGCGGCGGTTGTGCGTTGTAATCGGCCGAATAGCGCGAGGCATTGCTGACGCTGAAAGCGGCCGGCGCACCGGTGCCGGCCAGGTATTCCTCCGCCGTGATGGTCAGGACGCCCTGATCATCCTCTTCCATCTCCTTGATCCTGACCCAGGCCCGGTTGAGCCCGAGATTCGCATCGGTGATGGTGACGATGTCCATCGGATCAAGGATCGCGTACCGGAAGCCGATCTTGAAGGTATACTTATTGCGCACCAGCTTGCGTTGCAGCCGGAGCTGTGCGGCTGTAGTGGCGACCGCCTTGGTGCAGAAGAAGTGCGCCTGCTGGGTGTCTTCCGGCAGCTTACCGTAAAGTGTGATCTGGCCCAGATCCTGGACCGTCGTCGTGTCGGTGTTATAGGCGTTGCCGCGATCAAGGAACTCGACAGCGACCTGGTTGAAGCCATCGGCCGGCCGGGTCCGTGTCAGCTGGACCGGGTCTTGTCCCTGGTCGGCAATGAAGTCGTCGTCGGTCAGATCAAACAGCGGCGCGGTTGGCGGGGTATAGGTAGCGCCATTGGCCGTGATCGAGGTGTCGCCGTAAGGAACAATTGTCAGGACGCCGCCAGAATCCACGAACTCGGCATTGCACAGATCGACCATGGGCCCGAAGACGCTCGCCGCCGTATCCTGCTGGTTCGCCAGCAGCGAGACCACAAGCCCAGTCGCCCGGGCATAGTTCGAGAACTGCGTCAGTGAACCGATATGGCCGGCCGGGAAATTGCAGCCATAATCCGAATTCGTGAAAGCATCAATGATGACCTGCGCCGGATCCGCGCCGGTATCGCCGGCAATGGCATTGGCTAGAAACCCGGTGACCTCGAAATTGTAGTTCGAGATGTCCGCCGAATCCCCGAGATCCAGGGCTGAGGCGGCAACATAGGCCTCCGACGCATAGGCGAGCGCCTTGTTGGCATGATTGGTGGTGAGATAGCCCCAGACCGTCTGCGACTGCGTGCCGGTGAAGAAGGTCATCCCTTCAGCCGCTAGCGTGGTCGTGTTCTTCGATTTCCAGATCTGGCCGATGCCCACAATCGGGCCATGGCCCAGGCCGATGATCACAGCCGTCTGATAACTATAGGTGACGCTGGCGCCGGTCTTGCTGCCGCCACCCTTGCCGCCTGTCGCCTGCTTCTGCTTGTGCGCAATGGCCTTGAAGTCGTCCGACCACAGCATGTTGCCGGCCATCTTGGTCTGGCCATAGACAACAGGGCGCGTCGAGCCCAGCACAGAGGTCTGGACCTGCACACCGGAATATTGCGGCTTCTGCTTGGACTGCTTCGGCGTCTTGGCGCCGCCGAGGATGTTCATCGAGCGCCCCAGAGCGACCAGAACTTCAGCGCCGGCTCATCGGTGCCCATCGTGCCCCTGCTCAGCCAATCCTGGTCACCATGATCCAGCGTCACCATCCCGGCCCGGCGATCGGCGTGAATGATCAGCGGCCAATCAACCACGATCCCGGCATGACTGAAGACGCGGCCGAACCGGTAATGGACGATATCGGCCGGCTGCGGTGTCTCTACTGGATGCGCGAACCTGGACAGCCATTCGTCGAACAGCGCCTGGTCGCGGTGCATCGCCCAATCGACCGGGTAATGTTCCGGCGTGAAATCCGCGATCAAGCCCGGCGCCGAGAAGCAGGCAATCAGCAGCATTGCGCAATCGACGCCGGCACCCTTGACCTTTGCGGCGTGGTGCCATGGCGTGCGCAGCCAAGTGCGCGCCTCAGCGATCACCGCTTGGCGTTCTTCTGCTTCGGTCAAAGGTGATGCTCCCGACGGGTGGTCGTCAGATGGCGGTTTCGGGTGTCGGCACGTAGGGATAGCCGCGAAAATTCTGGAAGTTGCTGAACTTCGCCAAGCACGTCGCTGGCGTGTGATCGCAGCCAGGCGCAATCACCATCGTGTCACCGGCCGTAGGCGCATTGCGAAGGGGGATGCCCAGCGTCAGCGTGTAGCCGTCCCAGTGCTTGATCGTGGTGATGACGCCGTTATTCGCCCCCGACGTGAACTGCACGGTACCGAGATCGTAGTAGCCGACTGGCTGCCCGTTGCTGATCGGTATCGCCGTCTTGGTGGCCCCAGCTTGGGCCGCAACCGCCGTCGAGAAGCTCGCCTTGATCAGCGTGCAACGCGGGTCATAGAGCGTGTTGCCACAAGTCGAGGTATAGAGGTTGCCTGGAAATTGCCGGTTCAGCAGCTCGGTATAGCTGTTGACCGGCATCACCACCGATGTCCGCCCCGCTTGGACGTCACCAACGCGGCCGGCGAAGATCGTCACCACGCCAGCAGAGACGTCGCCCATGGTCGGCATATAGGCCCGGTCAACCTGCACCGTTGCGCCGTCGAAGATGCCAGCCTGCACGGCTTGCAGGAACGGGACGCCACCCACCAGATCGCTCGGCGCCGGATAGATGTTGATCGACGCCTGGCTGACATCGAGGCCGGTTTTCCAGCTTGCCTTGGAGCGATCGAACGGCAGGCCACAGGAGAATGTGTTGCCGCCGGAAACGATGTTGATATCAGCCGTCGTGTAGCGCAGCACGGTACCGGAGACGAGATTGATGGTGAGCAGGTCAGCCAGCCAGAAACGGTTGGTCGCCAGCAGGGCCAGAAGTGCTGGGCTCGCCGGCTTCATGACGTCTCGTTCTTGACGGTGATGAACTGGATCTGACCGACCGACCAGAGCTGCGACATGAACTTGTCGAAATCGTATTGGTCGTCCACGAACCGGCAGCGCCAGTAATAGGTAAAGTCAACGGCGATGACCTTGCCGGCGGCCGGCGCCGTCGTGAAGGTCAGCAGGCCAGTGGTCGCATCGACCGACCAGCTGCCGCCCGACTGCGCCACGCCAGTCAGGTAGACCGTGCTGACGACGTTCGGCGCCTGGATGATGTCATTGAAGCCACCCAGCGCCCGGAGCAGCTGAAAGGTCTTCGTCGAGCCGTCGCCGATGCCAATCTGCTGGCCGGTGATGCTGTTGTCGTCGGGGTCAGTGAACAGGAAGGTGTCGAACGAACCCTGGCGGGCGTTGTAGAAGCCCAGCAGGGTCTGCATCTCGGCAAAAGCCGCAGCACTGCGCAGTAAGTCATAGGTCAGCGTGTACTGATAGCGCGGATAGACCTGGGTCGCTGCCCGGACTTCCTCACCGCTCACAGCCTTCTGGACGATGGTGTTCCACATCGGCGTGCGCGTGAAATTGAACCCCAGGCCTGGCAGGGTTGGATAGACGGCGTTGGACATGGATCAGGCAATCCCGAGCTTCATGCTGGGGTTATCGCGCAGGCCTCGGTGGATGATCTGCAGCAGCTTGCGGGCGTCGTAGTTCTCGCCAGCGCTATTGATGGTAACGCCACCCATGTTGACATGAACCGGACCGCCGCCACTGCCGCTGCCACCGCCGGCCGGACCGCCAAGGGTAAGCTGGCCGGATCGGATGCTGTCAGACATCGTCGCCGGGACGATGATCTCTCCCTTGTGAATCTGCGCTGTCATATCGCCTGGCACGTTGCCGGTGCCGACTGCGAATGAGGCTTGAGCGGCCACGGCAGCGAATGCCGCGGCACCGGCGATCGGTCCCAAGATCCAGCCGATATAGGGGATAGCCGAGGCTGACGAATAAGCGCCCGAGAAGGCCTTTTTCGCCTCAATGAATATGGATTCCTTGCCGGCCGTCTTCTGCAGCAGCAGGCCTTTCGCGAGATTGATAGCCATGTTCTCAAGCACCTGCTCGCCCGCATTTGCCAGCGACACCACCATGCTGGTCGCCGCGTTGCGCCAGGCTTGCGACCAAGTTTGAGTTCCCTGCAGCACACCATTAGTAATCTGCTGGAAGGCATTGCGGACCGGCGAGATCAGGCCTTGCCACATCTGGGCAGACTGAGTCTCGGCCTTCTTGTCGGCGACCGCGCGCGCCTGAAGCGCCTGATTGTGAATGCGATTGATGTCCGCCTGCAGCTTTGAATAGAGGATGGCCTCCTGCGCCGCGAGCTGCACCTTGCGGGCCTGATCGGTGCTGCGAAGTCCGGCCTCTTGCTGCATCGCCTGCAGTTCGATGTTGTATTTCGTAACCATCAGGTTGCGCGCGATCGTTTCTTCGTCGTCGGCGCTAATCTGGTTAAGAGATTTCTGAGTTTCCAGATTTTGCTGCTTGATCTGGACCTCGGCCAAGCCCTTTGCTCTGGTCATTGCGATCTCGGCCAGATTGGTCGCCCTGATCTGGTCCATCTCTTCCTTGAGAGATGCCTTCAAATCGGCAGCGTCTTCATCGCGCGCCTTTTTGGCGGCAGCGCCGGCTGCAGCCAGATCAGGGATGAGCGGGGCTGGCTTCTTAGGCGCCTTCTCCTCGGGCTGTTCCGTGCCAAATACCTTGCCGACAGTCTTTGCGAAGCTGTCATATGCCGACTTCATATCGGCGAGATTGGCGACGAAATGCTTGGTCATGCCATCGCTGGCGGCGTTGAAATCAGCTTTCAAGGCATCGAGGTTCCCGGTGACGATGTCCCTGGTGAGAGTAACAATGGCCCCCAGGGAATCGAACACCGCATGATAGGTGATCGACAGCATGTCGAAGATGGTTCGCAACCCGACCACGACCCCGTCGATGACCAGCAGGACACCAGAGAACGCGGCGCCGATAGCATCGATTGCCGCCTTGATTCCGGGCGAGTTGCCAATGATATTGGCGAACTGGTCGAACAGGTCGGATAAAACCGGGATCAGCCGCTCGACAAAGGTCTGCCAGAGGCCATAGGCCGCGTCGCCGATCCGCTTCAGATTGTCGTTGAACTTCTCCGAAGCCTCCGCTGCAGGCCCACTGATGGAGACGCCAAAGCGGTTGGCCTCATCAGTCATTGCCTGTAGCGATGCACCACCCTGATCGAGCAGCGGAATGAGCGCAGCGCCTGCGCGGCCGAAAATGGCAATCGCCAGGGCAGCCTTGGCCGGGCCGTCTTCAAGGCCCGAGAACTTGTCAGCCAACTCCTTCATGACGTCGCCCAGCGGCTTCAGGTGGCCCTGTGCGTCGGTGACATGGATACCGAGGGCCTGGAATGCGCCGGCGGCTTCCCCGGTCCCATGAGATGCCTTTTCCATATTGACAGACAGGCGCACCAGCGAGGTTTGCAACTCCTCGAACCCGACATCGGCGAGGCTGGCGGCATATTTGAGCTGGCTCAGTTCCTCGACCGCAATGCCGGTTTTCTGGCCGGTCTTCAACAATTGGTCGCCGTTTTCCGCGACGCCGGCGATGGCCTCGCCAATGCGCTCGAAAGTCTCGACAATCTGCTTGCCCACCTCCAAGACGACCAGGCCGCCGAAGAAGCCAGCGAAGGACTCGGTAATCTCGCCGAGCGCGCCGGTAATACCACCGGTCGCCGAATTTAGGCCAACCTGCAGGTCCTTGAGCTTCTGGACGATCGTCTCGGACGCGCCGCCCAGGCTCGACTTCATATGCTGGGCGGCATTGTCGACGGCTGACGCCGCGTCATTCAGGCCGGGCTTCAGATCACCGGTTTGAGCGACGATTTTGACATCAATTTCGTTGTCAGCCATTGAACACCCAATAAAAAACCCCACCGAAGCGGGGTTTGGTCTCTCTCGATCGGCGATGC